TTCGGGAAGTCATTACCCCCTTAACAATAGAACTTCTAAAAAATAAAAGAAGTTCCCCCCCCGAATTAGATATTGCATATGCAAAACATATATGCGAACAATGAGGAAATGGAGAAAAACATGACAATCATCAAATCGGAAGACATGTCGAACGAAGAGTATCACGCGCATCATGCGTTTGGTTCAACGGCAGTTAAGACCGCAGCAAACAAAAGCATTGCGCATCTGTTTGGCGCAGAGCGCAAGGACAGCCCGGCCTTTGCCTTGGGCAGCGCAGTACATGCCATGTTGCTTGAGCCAGAGAAAGACCTGATCGTGCGTGGTCCTGAGACCCGGCGCGGCAAGGCTTGGTCCGACCTGAAAGATGAGTGCGATGCAGCTGGCAAGATACTATTGACCGATGCTGACTATTGGCTGGCAAACAATATGGCTGACGCTTGCCTGCAAAACCGCATGGCAAATCATTTGCTGACAAACCCTGACATGCTGGCCGAGGCTTCGTTCTTCGCCACTGACCCAGACATTGACATTGACCTAAAGACGCGCCCAGATGGTCTTTTGCGCAAGGCGGGCATAGTGCTAGACATCAAGACAACACAGGATGCGTCACCCAGAGGCTTTGAGCGCTCTGTGCGTCAGTTCGGGTACGACTTGCAGGCTGCGTTTTATATGCACGTTTTGAAGCTGAACGGCATTCGTGTTGAGAATTTTATTTTCATCTGCATTGAGAAAGACGCGCCGCATGTGACTGCGTGCCATGAGCTTTCTGAGATGTACCTGCGCCACGCTCACAACCGTATGCTTTCGGCTCTGGTTGACATAAAGCAGGCGGTAGAAACAGATGAATACGGCACAAAGTGGCCAGACTTAAATACAATTCACTTGCCCGCATGGATGGACAGTGAAGAGGCGTTTTAACTTATCCCAGTGCAGGGGTGCTGCACAACATTGAGAGGAGTTGCACAATGCAACACATGATTACAGAAGTCACCGCGCGTTACCCGCGTCTAAATTCCACCTACAAGTTCGACACATATGAGAACAAATCGGTGAAGTGCGATGCGTTTGATGACGGTGCAGCATATGAGATGAGCTTTGTAATGTCCGACGAGAAGGCAAAAGAGCTTCATCGCATCTGCATGGAGGCATATTCTAACGCTGCGGCGCTAGACACAAAGCGTAAATGGCCAGAGAAGCCAGCAATGCTTCCATACAAGCGCAACGATGACGGCGAAGTTGTCGGCAAGTGTAAGCTGAAAGGCGCTTACGGTGGTGACAAGACACAGCCACCAAAGCAAGTTGACGCTCAACGCAACAAGCTGCCGGACGACTTCATGCTGACCAGCGGAAGCAAGGTCAACGTCGCAGTTGTTGTTGTTCCGTACAATACAGGTAGCTTAAACGGCGTGTCACTGCGCTTGCGTGCTGTGCAGGTTCTGGACCTTGCCGAGATGCAAGGCTCTGATGATCCGTTCGATACTGTGTCTGGTGGGTTTACGTCCAGCGTTACAGCAACGCCAGCGGCAGCCGTGGATGATCCATTCGCAATGCCAGTCGCTACACCATCGCCAGCGGCACATGCTGGTCTGGACGATGAAATCCCGTTCTAAATAAAAGTATAGCCCGGCACAAAAGTGTCGGGCTATACAATAGATATGCTGACCACCCCCTGTTTGGAGTATGATTAAATGGTAGCCGACTTTAGCCGTGAAAGCAAGTTCCCAGCCGCTCAATGGAGCGAGTTTGGCCACAGCATCATACGCAATCTTGAGCTGAAAAAGACTGCGCAGGGCGAGTATCACGGCCCATGCCCATCATGCGCTGGAACAGACAGGTTTTGGATCAAAGAGTTCCACGGCGAAGTCATGGTCAACTGCCGCAAGTGCAATGATTACAAATCAATTAAGGATAGACTGCGCGATATGTCATTGTGGCCACAGCCCGGACATACGCCCAAACTGGAGGTGGCAAGAGTTGACATTGATTGGCCAGAGCGTGACGCTATGAGCGACCACCCGTATCTCGAAAAGAAAAAGATTAAGCTGCATAATGCCAAGGTTGACGGCGATACGCTGACCATCCCAATCATTGACGTGCGCGGCAAGCGCGTCGGCGCTCAGTTCATTGACGCCGACGGCAAGAAAAAGTTTTCCTACCAGTTACCAGTAATTGGTAACTTCAGCGTCATAGGTGGACCCATTCGAGACTTTGCATATGTTGCAGAGGGCTGGGCAACAGCCGCGACTGTGCATGAGGCCACGGGCAAGCCATGCGTGTTCGCTTTAAATGCAGGCAACATTCTAGCCGTGATTGACAACCTGCAACAAGCCAAGCCTGAAGCTGAGCTTGTTATTGCTGGCGACAACGACGATGCCGGGCGCAAAGAGTGCGAGCGTGCATTCTCTGAGCTTGGCGTTGAGTACATCCTGCCAGAAATTGAGGGCTGGGATTACTCCGACGTTTGGGTAAACCAAGGCCCGGCAGCGGCAAAGAAAGCATTGACCGTGCAGAGCGTCATGGATCAAATCTTTATGCCGGAAGACGCGATACCGCAACTCAGCCGAAACTATCTTGTGAAAGGCTGGCTTGGCGAGGGTCAGATGTCTGTGATCTACGGCCCGTCAAATGTGGGCAAGTCATTCTTCGCCCTTGACCTTGCGTGGCATATAGCCTGCGGTCAGGAGTGGAATGGCCACAAAGTAATTGGTGGCTCTGTCTTATACCTTGCCACAGAGGGCGGCATGGCTTTCCACAACCGCGTTGTTGCGCTAAAGAAAAAATACCCCGAGCATAAGAACGTGAAGCTGGCTGTGCGTCCGGCTCCGGTCAACTTGCTTGATGGCGAGGTTGACATGGCTGTGCTTGAAAAGCTGTGCCGTGAGGTGTCAAAGAAGCATGGTCAAGTTAAGTGCATATTCGTGGACACGTTGAGTCGGTCGATGGCTGGCGGCAACGAAAACTCGCCGGAGGATATGACAAAGTTCATTGGCAACTGCGATAAGCTGCGCGAGATAACGGGCGCACACTTGGACGTGGTTCACCACTCCGGAAAGGATAAAGCCGCTGGGGCTAGGGGGCATTCGAGTTTACGGGCGGCGACCGACACAGAGATTGAGCTTGACCACGATGAGAACACTGGCCTGCGCATTGCTAGAGCGACAAAGCAACGTGACATGGAAACAGGCGCGACGTTCCAGTTCAAGCTGAACGTGGTTGACCTTGGGCTTGATGAGGACGGAGATAGCGTGACCACATGTACAGTCTTGCAGGCCACAGAGAGCGAGATTGAAGAGGCCAACAAGCCACGCATCAAAGGCAAGAACCAAGTTCTAATCCGCAAGGTGTTTACGCAGTTGCGCGGTGAGGGCGTTGGGCAACCAAACCCCGGAGGGGTTGGGTGGCCAGAGCCGAGAACGTATTGGGTTATCTCTGAGGAGACGCTGAAAGACCACTTCATAGGCAAGGTATCATCGGCGGCAAATCCACGTTCTACATACAAGCAAGCTGTGGACGCGCTTGTTGGTGCTGGCCACATGGTTTTGAACGACGGCCATGTGTGGTTCACTGACAACGAAGGCAAATGCAAAAACGTATAAGGAGGAAGACTATGGAAGATTGGATAAACTGCCCAGAATGCGATGGCGAAGGCGAGGTTGAGCGCGATGTTTGGGTTCGCCAAAGCTCAACTTGGCACGGCGACTTTGAAAGCCACATGGAAGAATGCGAAGTCTGCAATGGCATAGGCCAGATTGACCCCTTGGAGGATTACCAATGAAATACGACCCAGAAGCTCTCACCCGCCACGTCCTTTCCTGCGCCCAGCAAGGTATGTCTCAGATTGAGACAGCAGAATTGCTGCGGGTGTCACCGTCAACAATACATCGCATTTGTTCGGCTGCGAACATAAAACTTGAAAGGAAAAAACGTGAGTACGGACCAAACTCAGATTATTATAAAAAGGCTAGAGCGGATAACGAACATAATGCTGACGGAGCAGAAGACGGCGATGAGGCCAAACTTGAAGCAGCGGCTGGAAGAGCAGCAAGCGCTAATCGACGTGCTAAAGCGCGAGATGCAAAAAACGCAGCAGAGCGATTGCTCGCCAAGCTAGAAGGCGTCACGGATAAGCATGAACGCTTCGAGATTACATACGGCCACTGCCTGTGGGAGTTTGAGACGCTCATGTATAAACAGCGCAAACGCGAAGCCCTACCGTCTGGCCAGCGCAGACCCACAACAATGGCTCCATCCATGCTGAGAGCGGCTGAGGCGAGCAAACAGCACAGCATCGACCAAGGCAACCGCCTGTTCTCGTTAATACCTTACGACCAGCGCGTGACTGCCGCAGAGGCCGCAGAGCTTCTGGGAGACAGCGTTCCGCGCACGTCAAGCTATCTCAAGAAAATGTGGGAGGCTGACAAGATATACCGCGTGCGTGACTTCGTTGAAGTGCCGGGCTACACCAAGCGCCAATGGCGTTGGGTCTTCAGCAAGCAGCCGATCAAGGCGCTGTCTAACAGGTTTGAGGATGAGGAATAATGGAAGATAAGGAAATGGAACGCATGATAAACGCAGCAGGTCTGATTGGAGCCATATTTGGCTTCGTCGCTGGCGCTGGCCTGATGGCCGCTGTAGGGATTATATTTTAGAAATCGTGTGGACAGAACGTTTATTGTATGATTGTATATTAGAAGAGGCTTTACTAACCTCAATGCTAAGTGAACAAACCCTCGAACTTCGGTTCGGGGGTTTTTATTTAAATAAACCTACTTGCAAAATTATTTAACTGGTGTATTTGTTAGGCTTCATAACCAGAGAGGAAATAAAATGGGAAAACCTTTAAGAGCCGTAATCGTTATTGATATTGAGGCACAAACCTTCCGTGACGCAACTGAACTTGACGCGGCTATACAGAAAAAGGCACAAAAACTTTGTGATGAGCTAGTCGATCCGTCAAATACTAGCAGTGATGATTTATGTATTATGAGCCATCAAGCTGGTGTTCTTCTTGCAGAAAGGCGAGGCCCAACTGGATCAATCCACAACATAGTCTTTAGAGGCACAAGAGGGCCAAACTCTATTAAAGAGGCCGACTTAGAAAACAAATTGAAGAAGAATTTAAACCTAGTTAAATAGTAGGTAATCGTGTGGGTGGCCGTTGAAGTGAATGCTGGCACATTTGGTAGCAACGTCATCCTAGGCTAAACAACCACCATTCCCGTGGTAAGTCGATTTATCTTGTTGATGATAGCCACCCACTCGAACTTTGTAATCAAACCGACTCCGACCCGCAAGATACTATTTAAAGCTGTCCAAAGTTTTTTGCATCGACTGGCTTTCGTTTAGAAATTCTGCCTCTGGTA